TGGTACCACAGGGTCCCGTTTCGTTCAATGTGCTGATTTGGGATTATTCGGGGGTAAGGCGTGCCGCGGACAAAGAAGCCTGCTGGGACTGCGGTGGATCGGCGCAACGGCAGGCAGGCGACGGAGCTGCGCCCGATCGAGGGCGGCAGGTTCGACGCGCCGGAGGGCATCTCGGTCGAGGCAGGGCTTTTGTGGGACGCGTATTGGCGTGACGCCGCGTCTGCGGTGCAGACGCCGGCGGATCGTGGTGTGCTGATCCGGTGGATCACCGAGTATGACCGGTATCTGCGTCTGATCGCTGAGGCGGATCTGAGCCCGCTGGTGTTGGGCTCGCAGGGTCAGAGTGTCGCGAACCCGCTCTACAAGATCGCCGATAGGGCGTTGGCTGCCGCGGAGCGTTGCGAGAAGCAGCTGGGTGTCGGGGCGCTGAACCGTTCGAGCCTGGGCATCGCCGTTATCACCGAGCAGAGGTCTTTGGCGGACATGAATGCGAAGTACGGCGGCGGGGGTGGTCATGTCGACGGCCACCACGTCGAGGCCGCGCCGCGCGTCGACCCGCGGGTCATCGAAGGCTAAGCCCCAACCTGAGGTCGCTTGCACTGGATGCGGGTGGAGGCCGGTCCTTGGCGAGTTGTGGCCATCCGAGGGCGCTGTGGCGGTCGAGTGGATAGAGGACAACTGCATCTGCGCCGAGGGCGACTTCTACGGCCAGAAGATGCAGCTTCGCCTGGACCAGCAGCGGTTTCTGTACAGGTGGTACGAATACTGCCCGAACTGCAACCAGTGGCGCTATGACGAAGCACTAAGAGGCGAGGCGACTGGCGGCGGGAAAACGACCTTCATCGCCGCCGTGGTGGTGTTGGAGTTTGCCGGGCCGCCACAAATCTCGGTGGCGTCGCCGAACATCCCGATAGCTGCGGCCAGCTTCGAGCAGGCTGATCTTCTGTTCTCGACCGTTGCGACGATGTGCGGTGGCCGGGACCAGATCGCGAAGGAATCGCCGCTGTGCGGTTTCTTCGAGGTGTACGACACCGAGATCAAGTTTTCAGATGGTCGACCCGGCCGCATCTTCCGCATTGCGGCTGTCGCCGGCACGAACGAGGGTGGTCTGCCCACCCTGTTTGTCCGCGACGAGTTGCACGAGTGGGGCGACACCGGCGGCAACAAGGCACGCGTCGCCACCGTCGTCGGGAAATCCACCCGCAAGCGTCGCACGCCCCGCGGATCCGGCCGGATCATCTCCTTGTCGACCGCAGGCTTCGACAAGGACCACTCCTTCCTCGGCGCGCTGTACAAGATGGGCAAAAAGGTCGAGCGGAACCCGAATGTATCGCTGCGGTTCCTCATGGACTGGCGCGAGGCGCCCGACGGCTTGGATTACAAACTGGCCAAGCATCGGGAGAAGGCGGTCATCGCCGCTTCCGGCGCTGCCGGGGTGTTGTGGAATGTGCGTGATCGCGTCGGTGACTGGGGCAAGCCAGCCTTCCCTGCGCACGAGTGGATCCGCTACTACGCCAACCGCTGGGTGGACATCGCTGAAGACTCCTGGCTGAAGGACCACCCGCAGGCGTGGGCCAAGTGCAAGGGCAAGTGGATCTCTGACCCTGCCAATCCGTTTGTTGTCGCGGTCGACATGGCACTCAAACGCGACTCGGTCGCGGTCTCACGGCTCGAACTACTACCCGATAGCCGCGTGGCGATCACGTCGAAGATCTGGGCGCCCGAGGGCGGGCAGATCGACCACTTGGATGTCTTCAACCACGTCCGCTCTCTTGCCAGAGGATCAGGGTTCCGCGGCGTGGTCTACGACCCGAGGTTCTTCGAGCTGCCTGGCCGGATCCTGGAAGACGAGGGCATCCAGACCATCCAGTTCGACCAATCACCGCAACGCATGGCACCGGCATGCGGGCTCGCCTTCGACATGATCGTGGCCTCGACGATCGTCCACGCGGACGACCCCGACCTGAACGCCCACGTCGTTGCAGCGGTGAAACGCGAGCAGGAACGCGGCTTCACCTTGTCGAAGGGCAAGTCGAAACGGCCGATCGACGCCGCGATCACCTTGTGCATGGGCGTGTGGATCCTGCACGCCGAGGAGCCCGTGTCCAACACCGTCGAAGGCCGCCTTTTCGGCATGAGCGCCGAGGAGCGCGAAGAGTATGAACGGAGCAGAAATTGACGACCCTTGATCTTAACTTGGACCAGATGGCACAACGAGCGGTCCAACTACGGCCGATGCGGGTCCTGCTGTGGATCGTCGCCGCACCGTTCATCCTGACCGGCTTGACATTGCGGGTCCTGTGGCTCGCGCCCGCCTTTCTGATCGCCGCCGGGGTGGACGGGTGGCAGGCAGCCGACAAGGCGATCAAACAGTGGCAGGCCCAAGCCCGCGAAACAGCACGGCGCGGCGGCTGACATGCCCGCCGGTCCACGACCACGCGGCAACACGATGGTGGTGAACCGTGAACGCGCTTGACCGTATCCTTTCCCGCAGCGTCTCCCGCGGTGGCGGCCAGTTCGAGCGTTCGTGGCCTGTCGGTAAGGGCGAGGTTTTCGCCTACGAAACCACATGGGGTCATGACGATTCGCGGTTTAGCCCGAACGAAGTCGATGCTGAACGTTATATGTCGTCGAACGACGTGTATGCGCTGCTGGCATCGAAGGCCCGGCTGATCCAGGATGTACCGCTGCGGTTCTATAAGGGCAAGGGCTCGAAGAAGAAGGAGATCGAGTCCAGCGGCGCGGTCGACCTGTTCGAATGGGTTAATCCATATTGGACGGCAGAGCGTTTGGCCCGGATGGACGAGATGTCCATGGGGCTGTGGGGCGAGACGTTCTGGGCGATCGAACCGCCATCGCGGGAGAGCCCGAACGGCGAAATCTGGTGGCTCAAGCCTTCCCGGGTCCGCGCCGCGCCCCACGAGTCGAACTACCTTGCCGGTTTCTGGTACGAGTCGGCGGTCGGTCAGAGGCTGTTCTTCACAGCCGACGAGATAGTCTGGTACCGATATCCCAACCCGGCTGACGAATTTTCGGCGCTACCGCCGCTGCTGGCCGCGAAACTCGCCGCGGACACTGCGCTGGCGATGATGACCTCCAACCGCAAGCTGTTCGTCCAGGGCATGCAGATCGCCGGTGTCATCAGCCCCGCCCAGCCGGAACTCGAATTCTCCGAGCCGCAAGTTGACGATTTGGAACGACATCTGGCCAAGAGATTCACAGGTCCCGATCGTGCGCACCGGTGGGTGGTGCTGCGCAAAGAGGTCAAGTTCAACCAGATGTCGTTGAGCCCCAAAGATGCCGAATACATCGACGGGTTGAACGTGACCTTCAGGCAGGTGTGCCGGGCGTTCGGCATGCAACCATCCCTGCACGGCGACCTCGAGCAGGCATCCCCGGGCGACACCGACGCGCTCGAACGCATCGAGTGGGCGCGGACGTTGGCGCCGGACCTGCGGTTCAAGGCGGCCGAGGTGCGCGAGCAGTACCTCAAGCGCCACTTCGTCGGCAAAGGCGAACCAAATTGGTGTGAATACGACTTCTCGGGTGTACCTGCGATGCAGGAAGCCCAGGGCGCGGTGTGGGAACGCGAGGCCGGCTGGATGGACCGCGGTCTCATGACCATCAACGAATGGCGGGAACGCCACGGCCTTCCGCCGGTTCCGTGGGGTGACAGTCCGTGGATGCCGATGAACAAGGGCCAATTCCTGGCCGACGGTGAACAGCCGAAGGGCGCCCTGGTCATCCCCGGACAGCCCGCGCCCGGCGGGCCGGGTGTGATGCAGGGTCCGCAGGACGGGTTGCAAGGCGGCCCGCAGCTCACCGACGAGACCGGCGTCCCACTGCCGAAACCACCTGACGACGAATATCTGCCCGTGAATCAACCCGAGCGGATGTGGGTTTCCCACTGGGACGCCCGCCAACTCCTCGCCTCGTTCGCTCGCAACGGGCACAAACTCAACGGCCACAACAGGATTGGGGCGAAATGACCGCGACATGGAGCCGCTGCGCCACCGATTCGCTGCTGGCAGAACTGGATCTGTTCACCCGCGCGGCGAAAACCGAACCAGCCGACGACGAAAGCGGCGGAGCCGGGGATGCACCGACCGACGCCGATCTTGAGAAGCTGAAAGAGGAAATCCTCACTGCGGTCCGTGAACAGTTGGACTGGGACGGGCAAGGCGGCGACCCCAACGCGTCCAAGGACGCGTTGGAGGACGCTTTGGCGGACATGTTCGACGCCGACGTGGAGATCATCTTCGACGGGAAGTCGAGACTCACTCTGGTGGTGGATGGCGAACAGCCGGTACAGCTGACACCGGACTACCTCGGTGAGTTACTCGAAGATTTGGCCAAGCAGGGCAGCGGACCCGGCGGACAAGACGATGCCGAAGCCGAACCTGTGCAGCGTGGCCATGCGGCATGGCAGCGTGGCCGCAACGTCCCGTTCGATGAGAACAGGGTGAACCGTGATCCGGGTGGTGAAGGCGGCGGGCGGTTCATCAAGAAAGGCACTACAGCGGCGGGTGCGGTAGCCGATGCGGCGAGTACAGCAGGCAAGCCGGCCGGCGGGAAGGGCGGCGGGCTGAGCCCGGCGGACCTGGCCGGGCGTGCAAAGGATCGAGCGGGTCCGCGTGCCACCGCGAAAGCTGTCGGCGGCGCGTTGTCGGCGGGCACCGGCAAGCGGGTCAGGGTGTCGGGCAACCGGGACGGGTCGTTCAACGTCGGCCCGGAGAAGAAGAAGCTGACGGGCAAGCAGGTCGGTCACATTCTGCTCGCCGCATGGCTGGCGTTCGGTGTGGGATCCGTGTTCTTAGGCGGCTTGGGCTTGCCGATCCTCGCGGGCACGGCGGCAACCATCGCGCAGGCTGCGATCATCACCAAGCTTGTGCGGGGCATACGTCAACGGCGGCAAGCGAAGGCGCAGGGTTGACGTGATGTCCACTGGTGTTCTTCAGCCAGCGGGCGAGCGGATCAAGGCGCTGCTGCGCGGCTACACCCGCGCAGCGGACATTGACGTGAAGGCGTGGAACGCGGGCCATCCGCGGCATCCGAAGGGCCCAGACGGCAAATGGGCCGACGTCCCTGATGCTGGTGTCGCGGTAGTGGCCAACAAGCTCAAGGGTGCCGGTCGTGTCGATCTCGAACCGGGTGAGCGGCTTCTCAAGTCCGACAGGATGAAGGGCGAGAATGGCCGGGCATGGCTTGCCGTGATCGAGAAGGACGGCAAGAAGAGCCTGCGCCTCGGCCTGGGTAACGCGAACTTTGGCACCCGCCACGACCATGGTGGACCGTGGCGCGCTGGACCCGACCGGACCGCCGAAATCGACGCGGAGCGCGCCGAGCTGCGCGCGGACATTGAAGAGTTAGAGGACGAACTGGAGGCCGCCGAAGCTGATCCGGAAACCGACCCCAGGAGCCTCGAGGAACGTCGCGCCCAGCTTGAGGACTTGTATGGCGCCGAATCTGGTGTCGGCGAGTTGCCCGGCGGTTCTACGGCCATGCTCGACGAAGGCGGAGCGCGGCAACTGCGGGAGGCGCTGGCCAAGGGGCTGGATGACGGCAAGAAGCTCCAAGCCGAGTTGGACAGGCCGTACGCGGAACTCGACCGGCTCACCAACGAGCGGGACAGGCTCAAGCTCAGGGCCAGGGGACGCAAGTTCACCGACGAAGAGGACGCCGAGTGGGACCGGCTGACCGCCGCAATCTCGCGGGCACAGGCTGAACTGGACCCCACTTCCGGACCGGAACGGCCGGAATCGGGCTACTGGACTTTTGCCGAGGGGTCGATTCCCGGCCAATGGGCCGATGTCCACTACGACATCTACCTGGATGACCCGAGCGTGGGCGTAGAGGTCAAGCTCGGCGCAGTCCCGCACGGATCCGACATGGACTTCGACGACATGCGCGGCGCCGAGATGACCGCGTCGTTCGACATAGTCGAAGCCGACGAGCTTGTTCGGCTGCTTGCCAACCTCGACACGGCTCCTTCCAGGCGTGCGACTCGTTCGGGCCACCGTCGCAACGGTCCAGACATGGATGTTTCCGCATGGAACGCTGCCAACCCGGACAATCCTCGCGACGGCGAGGGGAAGTTCACCGACGGCCCAGGCGGCGCGGTGGTCTCTGCGACCGCCGACGCGCTGGACAAGCTGAAACTGGCCAAGCGTGCGCCTGCCGGGTTCACCGTGCGGTCGTCGAAGAAGATCAAGACAGACTACGCGGATGTCGGAGTCGCCGAAGTGGACTCCCCAGACGGACCGCAAATCCGTGTCGGGGTCATCGCTGGCGATCGCGGTAAGTGGGACGCTGGATTCACCGGTGAGGGCCGCAAGACGGAGCTGCGCAAGCAGATCGCGGAGAAGCGGGCCGTCTTCGAGTCCGATGACGACGATGTCGATGTCCCCGGGGACATCGAGGACCAGATCGGCGAGCTGGAAAGCGAGCTGGAAAACCTCGAAAACGAGCGCACCGCCGTCCTGACGCCAGCCGCTATGGCAGATTTCCGGCGGCGGCTCGGCGAAGGGCTGGAAGCCGCGAAGGCCAACAAGGCCAAGGTAGACGCGGACATAAAGGCGTCGGAAGCAATCGACGAGAAGCGTGACGCGCTCATCGCCGAGTTCAGCGATGCCGAGCTGGAGAAGCAGATCTCGGAGACGTCGTGGCGGCTGCGCGAGGCACAAAAAACGGTCAAGCGACTGGAACACGACCTGAAACACGGCCATCCGCGCTGGAGCCCGGAGCTGGTCGCCGAACTCCTGGCAAACTGGAAAGCCCATGTGGTGGAGTACGACGCGGAACTGGCACCGATGCTGGCCCGCCGCGCGCAGATTATGCCTCCGGATGCCCGGGTGCGCCTGGAAGACCTGGACCGGCAGTACCGCGAGCTGAACGATCCCGACATCGATGACATTCTCACCTCGTTTGAAGTGTCCACATCAAACGGAACGCGTTTGCGTGCCGAGATCTGGGGCTCCGACGACGAGGACGAGCAGTGGGTCAAGACGTACCTGTACGTGCTGGCTCCGGGCGAGACCACCGACGACGCGGACAGCGGCGACGGCTACGGCTGGTTCCGTGGCCTGCGAGGACTGAACAAACTCATTGCCGGACTCGGCGAGTCACCCCAGGGCGCCAACTCGACCCGTTCCGCCGCTGCAATCGCCGCGTCGATCGTGGACACCTTGGTCGGCCACTCCTACACCCGGCAGCAACTGCGGGCAAGGAAGCGTTGGCTTGAACTCGGCGCAGCGCCTGCCCCGTCTAGGGTGCGGGCGGCAGGCGTGGTGGACGAGCACGGCAACCTTCACTCGCCCGAAGATGGCAAGTTCATCTCCAAGGGTGCTCTCAAGGGCCGCACAGGTGTGCTCGGGTCTGTTTTAGACAAGCTGGATTCGCTGCGGGAAAAGCTCGGCGACGACGACCGCAGTGTGCTTGATGAGGCGCTGGCCAGGTTGCGGGGCCTGGAATCGTCTGATGTGGACGATGACGACCTCGTCGAGGACGAGCCGGACGAAGAAGACGAAGATGATGACGAGGAAGACGACGACGAAGTCGAGCTTGCTGTCGGCGAGCCGTGGCCGGTTGAGACGAACCAATTCCACGAGGCTTCCGTAACCCTCGGCAGCGACGGCGAGGTCATCTTTGACTTCGACGGTGACAGCTTCGTCATGACCCCGGATGTGGCCCGGAACCTGCTCGCCTTGTTAACCCTCGCCGTGAGGACATCCCCAGCCAGCCGGGCCCAGGAGTATCGGGACCAGGACGACAACTTCGAGTTGATCATCCGGTCGAGCGGCTCTGAAGACGTGGATGTGCTCAGAGGCCGTGCCGGAACACCCTACGAGGGTGTCGAGCTTGAGATGCAGCCCGCATATTCCGACTATGGCGACGATTTTGTTGAGTGGCAGCAGGCCCTCGGCGACATTCTCCGACTGGCCGAACGCGAATCCGGCCGCAACAAGCGCCAATTCGTGCGGCATCCTGC